TATAGTTGATATTTCTATGGGTTCTCCAGCCTTCAAGTCTATAAGACAGCCAACTTGCTAAAGCTTGGTATTGATTCTCTTTATCCATAATTTAATATTCGGGGTTCATTATTTAAGTGCTTTTTTCTTCTTTTTGGCTTTTGCCTCAGCCTCTATTTTTTTCTTTAATGCACGAACTTCTGCATCTGTCATTTTAGAACCCAAATTACCAGTACCAAGTGATTTAACTAATCTTCTGGCGTTCATTCGACTAACCTTAGAAGATTTTCCACCGCCTGACTCAAAAGACATATCTACTCCTATTTAAAATTGGTTTAATATTGGGCGAGTATAACAGAATGTATTACTAAATGCAAGTGATAATCATTCGCATTTAGTGAAATGATGGTTTAATTTGCTCTATTTCCACAAATCCATCCATTAGCATCTTACAAATAGATAAATCAACCGCCTCTCCAAACTCTTTATTGAGGTGTTGATCTTCAGATGTTAAATTGGTTATAATTTGACACGCCAGAAGATAACGCTCCATTAGTGTGTCTTGATTATTGCTATAAGCAATAAGCTGTTCCATTTCTTCTAAATCTAGCTCTTCATTCAAATATTTATTAATATCCAGCAATTTTATCAAGGGGCCTCCATTCATCATCTAATTCTATTGAGTGGGCGAAGTCCGCAACGCTAACCTGGTCTATATAAGCGAGAGCATCAAGCAAATCATCGTGGGCCAGGTGATTCGGGAAGTCTAGCAGCTGTGATTTGAAATCCCTCCAATCCCTATCTGGGTTAAATGAGATTTGCCCATGCTCCATTCTTCCTTGCAACGACCAGGTGATTCTTTCTGTCTTCTTCTTGCCGCCATGCCTTAACTCAATAATAGTTACCCAGCGACCCTCAGTCCGCATTTCATCTTCCAAATAAGGTAAGATTGCGTTCCTAAGAGAACCAGTTTCGATTCCCACCGTAGCAGACTCCACTTTAACGGCACTATGAAGAATCTTTTTAGCACATTCCTTAACATTCCATCTACCGTGGAGGATATCCTTAACCCACCATTTGTCTCTGTCTATCTTAACAATCGCAATGGCTGTTTCATCGAGCCTGGATCGTTTTAAATTCCGTTCTTTCTCTATTGACTCAAAACCAGCAGGGTCAATAGCAATTACATAATGGCCCTCTTCTGGTTCTTCCTCGACTTTAAACCAATCTTCCTTGAAGATACCGCCAGAGAAAGATTCAAATGATGCCTCGAATTCCTGTCTAAAGGACATTGATGACATACTTTTACTTGCAGCCTGTATTTCCTTTTCTGGAATAAAGGGATTATCTATAGATGTAAATTGGAAAGCTTCCCAATCATCATCTTCAAAAGCATCGTTATAGAGGTCGAAGAAATGATTCTTCCCAGCTGGTGTGCCAATGAATAAAGCACCACCCTGGACATCTGAAAGCGTGGGCCTAATAATCTGTTCCCACACCTGTGGTTTCATGTTTGCATACTCATCAAGCACGCAATAAGCCAATCCAACACCACGAAGCGTATCTGGCCTGTCACTTCCCTTGAGATATATCTTCCTGCCGTTAATTAAAGTCAATACAGAAGTATTCTCGTGGGCGGCAACAATTAAATCCTTGCCTAAGTCCTTCAACATCGCCCACATGATATCTTTAGCTTGTTGAAAAGTTGGCCCTACATAGAATACATCCTTGGAATCAGACTGAATCGCATTAATCAATAATAACCAAGCAGAAAGGTAGGACTTTCCAAACCTTCTTCCTGCTGCGACAATCTTGAACCTCTTCTTTGAATTGAATATTTCTAGCTGTGCTGGGTGCAGGTCAATGTTTAACTCAGCCATTTGCGGCTACATTGACGATGACTTCATCCTCACCCTTCTGTTTTGGATTCACAAGTTTCTCTTTCGGGGTTTTGCTTATCTGCTCTTCGATTGATTCTATAGAGGCAACATTAATAATCACCTGGGCATCGTGCCTGTTTCTGTGTGGATCAACCGCCTTCTGTACAGGTAGTATCCGATCAATGCACATTTTAAGGCAATGAACATCGCCTTCCATAGCTTTATCAATGACCTTTTGTACAACCTCTGGGCCTTTAGTAGACATTATCTCTCTAGAAAGAGCGGTAAACTTATTGACCGACCCCTTCTCTCTACCTTTAGGATTTAGGGCAGGCATACCTTTATAGAAATTAGGATTGCCCCTTTTCTTGGTTTTTTCTGTCATTGTTCTTTAAGAGTCCACAACCTCTTGGGTATTTTCATTGCCGCAACGAGGACATTTTTTTATCAAACCAACCTTTTTATTATAAAGCTTATTACACCTTAAACAGCGAATAACTATAGTTGAGCCTTGTTTTTCCTCTTGGTCTACCCATTGCTCTATCAGCTCTGTTTGTTGTCCATACAATCCATACAATTTCTTATATTCAGAGTCTTGTGTAAAATCAACCCTTACTTCCTGTGCCTCATGTAATTGAGTGTGTACACATTCTTTCTTCACTTCATCTGGAATCCAGGCCATAGTGGGAATCTCGCTGCGTTCCTTACACGCTGCCATTACTCTTTTATATTGTGGAGTGTCGAAGGTTGATTTTGCCATATCTAAATGCGAATGATTATCATTTGCGTATTATAACAGAAAAGGCTATTAGATTAGGGTTTTTTGAAATTGCGTTTTTTGAGTATAGGAGGGAGCCTACATTAAAAAAATATTTCAAGAGGGGGATGGGCCCCATTTTTGACTCTGAATAAAAAAAGTTGCTTGACAGTCAACATGTCCGACCATTTTAGTCGGATTAATTGTGATAAGAACTGGACTGAATAATACCATGTGATAAAAAATGATATTAAAATGAATGAGGCGAGGAGGATGAGTCCCTGCTATATATCCAGTTATATATTAAGATCGCTTCCTGGATGATCGTTTAATGGTCATTGTTATTGATACTTGATGCATCAATGAGTCAATCATCTAACACGAGGAGCCTCATATTGTAGATATTAGAGGTCTTTATTGAATAGATGCATCTTATTAAAGATATAAAAAAAACATCCGTTAAAGATGCTTTGTTCGTTGTTAGAAAATACATTCGATTCTAACCTATAAATCAATTAGTCGTCGGTCTATTTTCTAAGTCTCAGACAAAAAAAATCCCCCGATTAAGAGGGACTCTTTTTAGAACGATTTTATTTCATGGGGCCTCCTTTATTTGAATAGATAAAACTTACAAAACAAAGCGATCATCGTTCCAATCGCCAGAGCCGAGAGTAGTGCAAAGACGGCCAGTAAGATATTAAGTATCTGATTAATTATTGTCGGATCAGTCATTAGAGCCTCCAGGTTTTATCCCCATGGGAGGATATGATACCGACAGCGTCGAGAGGTTAGTGAATCCGACCATTAAAAACCCGACAGCGATTGCGAGGTCTTTGAAGTCTTTATCATATCTAAAATATAACCTCCAGTCTCTAAGAGATATATATATGTCGATAGCATATCGGCTCGTCAAAACCTGGAAGCCGTGTATCTGCTCCTCAGGTTCTTGATCGGGGATGCTTCTGATTTTCATGAGGCCTCCTTGACCGTATATAACGATCCTTCCATATACATCGAGAGCAGCTCCGAGCTGTCTTTTTTATCAAGGTCAAACTCGTCGACCAGGTATGGTCGAGCTCCGAACATATTAACCTCTCCAGAATCCCTCAAGTCATTCAGAAAATTAAAAACCTTGAGTCTAAAATATGGATGATATTTTTCTTTCATTTTTTACCTCTTTTTATAAAATGTCAAAATTGACAATTAAAGACTCTACACGATAATCAGACATAAATCAAATGAATGTCATTTTGGGCCCATGTGATTAAAACCTAACAACCGATCAATGTGAAGCGGATCGAGGTATTCAATCAACTCGGCCTCGTCTCTGTATACCAGGTCAAACTCAATATTATCATATCGATCAAATTTTGGACATATATATCCATAGACGAATTGATGCAATATATTATCTTTATTATTAACGACCTCATCGTAGTTATAAAACGAAATATATCCATCGTATGATTTGGTCGCCTCTTTTAAACGCCTTAAAAAATCGGGCTCTTTTAATAGTATTTTATTGAGTCTCGTCTGGTCTTTTTTCAATACATCACAATATATTATATCGGTCTCGAAATTATAATATTTCGGGCTGTCGAGTCTTATGTTTTTAAATGAGATATTCGTATCATATTCATAAAAAATCTCATCACCTAAGACCTCACAATAGGACTCTATATAATTTTGATAGGTCTTTGGATAATCAACAAACTCGGACAGATTAATATCCTGTCGAAATTTGTCAAAATCTTCGGCCTGGTATTCGACCATATTGTCGATCATGGCCTCGTGAGTCGTGTAATAAAATCCCCCGAAGTCGATTCTAATTTTCATATTATCCTCCTTGAATAAATGTGAGTCCATCCGATGAGATTGTGTTCTGGATAGTCTCCGTCTTTAAAATTGAATTGATGTAATCGGTCAAGAAAACTCTCGGCCTCTTTCCTGGTTTTGAAGCGTCTCGATCTGTAATTTGATTTATTGAAATCCTCGATCCAGGATTTTGACTTACCAAAGTCGACAATATACTCCCATCCAATCCTCCCGAAGTCGACCATATACTCATCGCCCTCTCTATTTTCTGTCTCTGGACTGAATCCGTAAACGAAATTATCAAAACTCACGAGACTTCTCCTGTAGATCATATACATGAGAGTCGGTCTCTAAAAAAGACTCACATACTGACCAGGACTCCGAGTCTCTGTCGATCTTAATGCTCGCTCCATCGTACCAATCGAGGAACCAATATTCAATAAAATCGATGTCCAGGTGATGACCATATTGCGTCGGCGAGTATGTTAAAAAGATACGAAATTCGTCGGCAGGGCCTCCCCATGATAATTGATATCTAAAATACCCTCGCTCCTGGCCGTCGAATGTATTCGGCTCGACATAGTCCCAGCTGAGACCGTAGTTATTTAAAAAATCATAAAAGTCTTCATGACTTTCGAATTCATTATCGACCTCAGTAGAGGAATCATCCTCCAAAGATTCATAGTATTCTCGAGCCCTCTTAAAAGTACTCTCGACATGGTCGTATTTTCCTTGAATTTTATCCTCACAATTTTTCCAGTTTTTATCTTTCATTTTTTCACCTCTTTTAATTGTCTATTGACATAGTCGAGAATCCTTGACCAAATATATGGGTCTTGACATCTCGTTTGATTAAGTTTTTTTTCTGTGAATTTTTTTAAAAAGTTTAATAAAAACAAATCCATAAAATCACCTCTTTAAATTATTGTCGAAATTGACATCTAGATTATATACCAAAAAAAGTCAAAAATGACAATCTTATTTATTTCGTCAACACTCAGTCAACTATTATATATGTATGATTTTTTTTAAACCCAATCCCCCAATCCCCCAAAAGTCCCCCACAGTTTTCCTTTTGTATATAGGCTCTAATAGTCGATACACGACCTAATAGTCGATACACGAACCCCTCTAATAGTCGATACACGAACTTCTATGGGAAAATATTTTCAAAATATTCTACACTTTTGAAATACTTGATGTTAAAATCATAGGTAGCATAATAAAAGAGGAATAAAAAATGTTACAATCACAACTTAACCAATACTATGACAACGAGGAAGTCAACGAAAATGCTTTTGAGTTGTTTGAGTTTGAGGTCGCATCTGACCTCATACATTTAACTAAAAACCAACGGTCTATACTTCAAAGTCTTACAACTTTTGACTTTGAGGCAATCGTTCATTTCATCCAAAGGATGCAGACTCTTTCACAAAACTTTAACTATAATAATATGGAGTATGACTTCGATGATATGGTGCCAGAGACAATAAGTAATGCACTAGTCACCTGTGAAGAGTGGGATCAAGCTGAAAATTCTAAACCTAAAGGAGGTTACTGTGGCAAATGAAAACCAACCAGAGTGTGATATTAACGGATTGCCGTTTACATACGAGAACAAAGACGAGTTAGTCTTTGAGCCCGACCCAAACGAGCCATGTGAGCAAGACTACCTGGACTCAATCAAGGAAGAATCAACTGGGTTGCTTAATGATCTTAAAAAGATTGTTACATTGGGTAAAGAGTTGAAGGAACAAAAAATCGATTATTCATTTAAGAGTATTTTTTCAGAGGAGGAAAAATAATGAGCACTAAAAGAGAAACCTTAATTAACCTATATAAAAAATATGGTTTGGAAAAGGAAGATGTTTTCAAACATCAACACTTTACGATTATCACTAGAAGTGGTATCGAAAAAATAATAAGGGCGATGAATATAACAGTCACTTATGATGTTATAACTGGTGAGTCTGATTATTGTCTGGTGAAAGCAACTGGAACGATGGGTGATGTTACTATTGAAACCCTCGGAAGTGCCAAGCACGGCAATACACCAACCTCTAAAGGGGATGGAAATACTACGAGTTGGTATGTTGCAGAGGTTAGTGAAAAAAGGGCAATGAGCAGAATTTGTCTCAAACTCGCAGGTCTGTATGAACACAACCATTTTGGATTCGATGAAATCGAAGGGGTTAAAGTGCCTACTAAATCTCAACAAAGGGGTGCTGAAATCAATAGATACAACGAGGAGTTAAGTGATAATAGTTGTACTCTTGAAAGAGCAAGAGAGATAGTTGCCGAGATGCAGGAGCGTGAAGATGAAAATCCAAACTCATATTGGATGGCAGTTATCAATCACGCAGTCAAAGTATTTGGGGATAGTGTTATTGAGAGGACTGATGTTACCTCTTAGTCGGCCAACTTTACCTCTTTTGTTGGTCGTATAGAAATGGATGTGATAACAGACATGACTAGTAACTCAATAGTTCCCCCTGTTATGTACCTTTTTTCTAACAACATCTGGTGCTGGGGCCTACCATAAGTGGCCCTTTTTAATATAAGGAAAAACTATGAGCGATCATGACGAGACAAACAGGGGTGCGATGTGGAAAAACAAATCCGACCACCCTAAAGCACCTGTACTTAAAGGCCACATTAATATAGATGGGGTTGTACACAAGATATCTGCCTGGAAAACTAAATCTGACCACCCACAGGCACCTGTTCTACACCTACAAAAAGATACTCCCATGGGAGATCAAGTAAAACCAGGCCTGGAAATAGTTGAAGATGAAGAAGATTTGCCGTTCTGAGGCACTTCTTGGCAACATAGTAGTAATAGATGGGGATGAATATATGGTAGTTGAAATAGCACCAAACAATGAGCTTAGACCAGTTCGTCTATTCACAATAGATGACGGCTCTAAGTGGACTGTTAATCAGTTGGCCGAAAAATTAGGCTCTACTGGCACCTGTGCTAGGGCGAGATTGAAGGCTTCATCAGACCCCAAGAGAGTTTTTGCACCGCTTAGAAAAATATCTGGTGATTACAGACACAACATAGTTTCTAATAAAGACCTAATAGATTCTAAAAAATGGTACAAAAATCGTTTAGTTAAACTTATGCTTAAAAATATCTAAAGGAGGATAGTATGATGGTAATATGCCCACATTGTAAAAAACCACATGAAGTAGATTTAGTTAAAAAATCCAAACGACCAACCGATGAGGAGTTGATCGAGTTTGATATATTCAGAGATAACTATAAAGGTAAAAAGAGAGGTTTGCTTACCGAGATGGATAACTTTATTAAAAAACACAAGGATTGGCGAGAGGTTTTGCCCTTGCTGAATCAACTTCATCTTGACTATGAAGACAAGAGATACATACCACACTTCCAGACATTTATTAATCAACGCAAATGGGAAATGTTTGGGACTAAGCCCCAAATATCTAAGCCTTATGGCGATGAATACGATTGGAGGAGGTCGGTATGAGTATGAGTTATGGTGATTGGTTTGATCATGGTATGGTAAGTGATTGTTGTAATGCTGGTGTTTACTTGAATGGGATTTGTTCAAATTGTAAAGACCATTGCACACCAGTTGAAGAAGAAGATGAGGAAGAAGAATGAAGTCAAATCAAATATTATATTCAAGTGGCAAAAATGATGAGTGTTATACACCTGGTTATGGAGTAGCCCCAATACTTAAATATATACCAGAAGGTAAAATAGTCTGGTGTCCTTTTGACAAAGACGATAGTGAGTTCGTTAAACAGATAAGAAATCCAGTTGTCTATTCTCACATAGATAATGGACAAGATTTTTTTGAATATGAACCAAGGGAGTGGGATGTCATTATTTCAAATCCACCATTTACCAATAAAAGAGAATACTTTGAAAGGGCATTATCTTTCAATAAACCATTTGCTTTGATTATGTCTAACACTTGGTTGAATGATTCAGCACCAAAACAACTATTCAAGGATAGAGATTTACAACTCTTAATGTTTGATAAGAGAATGGAGTTTATCTTTTTAGATGGTAGAGATAACAATAAGATAACTTTTAGTAGTAGTTATTACTGTTGGAACTTTTTACCAAAACAAATAATAATGGAAAGTTTGCAATGAAGTGTTGGCATTGCGATACAGAATTGATATGGCTCACAGACCACGATTTTGAAGGTGAACATAAATCATATTCTATGGTAACAAATCTATGTTGTCCTAACTGTGGTTGTCGTGTTGATGTTTATTATCCAAAAATAGAGGAGGAGGAAGATGAAGAATAAAATAATGCTATTCGCACAATTAGTGAGTGAAATAGACATATCAAAATACAAGCAAAAAGAATATAGGCAAATAGTTAAAGCAATTTATTTTGAAATATTTGGAGCAAAAGCAGATGAAAACTAAAATTACAGATAGACAACTAATGATGTTCGTTGACGGTGAGATTAGCTATACCGATGAACTCTTTATGAGCATCGTAGCAGGTATGGTGCAAGACAGCCCACAAGGAGAAGAATTACGCAAACGCCTAGACCTCTTCATTAAAACTCGTAGTATTCTTAAACAACTAATAGAAGAAAAAAATGAAGACCTATAATATAAGGGTGCCTATCTGGAAAACCAGGTCAATAGGCGTAGCAACTTACCGAACGCCGTGCTTAATCGATATTACCTATACCAACACAAAGGGTGAGAGAATTTATCCAGACACATACTATGTATCGACTGCATTTGCAGAGGAATATCCTGTGAGGAAATTCGGTAGTGGCCCAGAAATGTATATAATTCCTATCAATAGACTCATTAAAGAGGAATCTCGTGGATTGGATTAATGAAAAATATAACATAATATACGCTGATCCCCCATGGAGTTATGGAGGCAAACTACCACAAAGGGCCAAAAAACAACACTATGATGTTATGAGTATAGATGACATTTGTGATCTTCCAGTAATAGATATTGCTGCCGATGACTGTATTCTTTTCATGTGGGCAACCTACCCTAAAATAGATCAAGGTCTTAGGGTAATTAAAGAGTGGGGCTTTGAGTATAAAACCTGTGGCTTTACCTGGATTAAAAAGAACAAAAAAGCAGATAGTTTTTTCTGGGGAATGGGAATGTGGACTCGCTCTAATGCCGAGGTGTGCTTGATTGGGACAAGAGGTAAGCCAAAAAGGCATTCAGCATCAGTACACCAGGTAGTCTATGAACGAATTAGGAAACACTCTCAAAAACCAGACTGTGTTAGGGATAAAATTGTTGAGTTGTGTGGCGACCTGCCTCGCATTGAACTCTTTGCAAGACAAAAAACCTCTGGCTGGGATTGCTGGGGCAATGAGTGCACTCCATACATTGTAGAATGAAATACAATTCAATAGATTCAGAAAGATCAGTTGTTGGAGGGCTGCTGTTAGACCCTTGCGTTGACAGAGTCCTGGCAACCAGACTGACTGGTGATGATTTCAGCGATGAGAAACTATGCTATGTCTTTAATTGTATCCTGGATATGGTTAGAAAGAAAATACCAGTTGATATCTTAACTGTTAGAGACTATATTGATTCAGACGAGCAACCAAAAAGAAGATCGTGGGCAGTTGACTTCCAATTCTTAGCACTACTGGGTGAGAACTCAATAGGCACCACAAACATCGAGGCTTATTCCAAACATATACGAGAGTGTAGAATTAAGAATGAGATTGATGAACTTAAAAAAGAAATTAACTATGACAACTATCAAGAAACAGTCTCTCAGATACAGTCTCTTGAGTTGGATATGGACTCAAAGAACACTAATAGTGTTTACACGATTGTTGGAAAAACAATAGACTACCTGGAGAATCCAAGTGAAAGTGGTTTTGGTCTTACCTCTGGGTTTCAATCCCTGGATGCACTAATGTCTGGATTTAAAACACATACACTAACAGTTGTGGCTGGTAGACCCTCCATGGGTAAGTCTACTCTAGCCCTAAATATTGCAGATCATGTTTCTCAGTCCAAGAATGTGTTGTTTTTCTCACTTGAAATGAGTCAGATACAACTCATGCTCAAAATTGTAGCCTCTAAAACATCTATTCCCCTGTCGAAGATTGATAGAGGTCAAATGACTGAGTCAGAAGAGTTAAGATTCTATGAACATCTATCTAAAACAGGTAATCAGAGCCTCACCATAATAGATAAGGGTGGTTTATCAGTAAAAGATATAGTTGCCAGGTCTAGACAGGCCAATAGTGAGAACAAGATTGATCTCATTCTAATAGACTACTTACAAATAATGAAATATGACAAGGGCAGAGAGATTCAAGAGCTTGGTAACATAACAAGAGAGTTAAAATACCTTTCTAAGGAGCTTCAGGTACCCATAATCCTACTTTCTCAGTTGAGTAGGGGGGTAGAGCAGAGAGAGAATAAAAGGCCTTATATGAGCGATTTACGCTCTTCGGGGGAAATCGAGCAAGATGCTGATATAGTTCTAATGGTGTATAGAGACGAGTATTACCACCCAGAGGACTCTCCAGACAAGGGCCTGGCAGAATTAATTGTCGCAAAAAATAGAATGGGCCAGATTGGTTATGTAAAATGTCAGTTTGATGGTCAGTTTTCTAAGTTTTCAGATATGGAGGTAGATATATATGGCCTATCTAATAAGAGTGGATAAATATACCAGGTCTGCCAGGGGCATGAGCTGTCAGTTAAGGCTGGAGGGTTGTATGCCAGAGAACGAGACAGTAGTTTTCGCCCACCTAAACGGTGCAGGAATGGGGATTAAAAGCCTCCCCATACATGGGGCGTATTGCTGCCTAAACTGCCACGACATCTACGATGGTCGCAAACAAATAGAACCTCCTTATGATCCAGAGTTCATGGAATTACAAATGCTAAGAGCAGTAATAAATACTCAAAGAATAATGGCTCGACAGGGTATAATCCAGCTCTGAAATGAACAAGAACTCACTCTACTATATTAACGA